TAATTAACCCGACAATTGAATCTTATTTATTACAAAGCTCTGAATTTATTGGTGCGCACAATGTTGCTGATGAAACATTAAGAGAAGGAGCAATCGGAAGAATTGCCGGAATGGATGTTTTAGTAAGCACAAACTTAACCGCAATATCTGACAAATATTATGTATTAGCCGGTACAAATGAGGGTATTACATTCGCCTCTCAATTAGCCAAAATCGAAAGTTTGAGAGATAAAGACAGTTTCTCAGACCTTGTTAGAGGCTTATACCTATACGGTGCTAAAACCGTTCAGCCAAAAGCTCTTGCAAAAATGGTTGTTAGTGCAAAATAAATCGGAGCATGTAAATAATGTTTAACAATTTCAAAATAAAAATTAAAGAACTCGCAAAATCTGCAGTAAATAACGCAGAAGAAATTCTTGGAAGCAACAAAGGGAAGCAGAAAAAAGAAATGGCTATAAAATTTGTCATTGAAAAACTTCCTGTTCCTATTGTTTTAAAACCAATAATTTCGATTATGTTTTCATCATTTATTGATGAAGCAATTGAATTTGCGGTCACATACATGAAAAGACAAGCATAAGGAAAAAGTTATGAATGAACAAAATATAGAAAATGTTTCATCTCTTGCCGACAATCAAAATCCGGCACCTGAAAACAATCAGCCAAACATTGCCGAGAAATACAAACAAATGGCAATTAACGACATCAACACAATTAAGCAACTAGTTGGGAATGGTGTAATGACACAAGAACAAGGACAAAATTTGATGAATTTCGTATCTCAAAAGGCGTTTGAGAAATACACAGAAAATCTACCTCAAAAACAGTTACAACAGTCAATAGACATTCCAACTCAAGCCGACCCCATGCCGGACTTTTTCAACCAAATCGGCAGAAGTGATGTCTATGATTATTTAAAAAATTCAAATACCAATTTTGATAGAGATGAAATTTCTAAAATCTCTGCACTTGTAGAAAAAATTGAAAATTCTGCAATCCAAAGATATTTAGAAAAACAAAAACACGAAAAGGCATTAATCAATGAAAACGAAACCGCCAAACAAAGGTTGCGTGCAAATGCACAAAACAATAATTCTGACGGCATGAAAAACTTGGTCTTTACTCGTGAACAAATCGGCAAAATGAGTGGTGCTGAGTTCGCAAAAAACGAACAAGCCATAATGGCTCAACTCCGTAAAGGGTTGATTAAATAGCATATAACTATTAAATCTTTTGTGAGAGAGTAGTCTATTTTTAGGCTACTCTTTCTTGAAAGAAGAAAGGAGAAAAATGAACTACCTAGAACTTATTAACAAATGCCTTGTAGAATTAAATTACAAACAAGTTAATACTTTTTCCGAACTGACCAAAAATGAGCATAACAAATTGAAAAATATTATTAACATAATAAATTCCGAAATTTGCACATCTGACAAATGGAATTTTTTAATAAGAAACAAAAAATTAACCCTTCCCAAAAATTCAGGAGAAATAGAAAATACAATAGACGGAAGGATTAAAGATATCATTGTTGATGGCAAAAAGTATGAGTATTTTGCAAATTTTGAACATTTTTTTACAAACTCTCAACCTTCAAGCACTTATAGCTTGTTCAATGACAAAATTCTTTTTCCAACTTTTAACAAAGACAAAACTGTTGAAATTATTTACTACACCAAAAACTGCGTAAAAAATCAATACGGCGAAGAAAAACTGACTTTTGAAGAAGCTGATGACATATCTCTTATTCCAAACCCATTTGTCGAACCGATTGTTGTATATGGAGCTTGTATGAGATTAAAAGGCAACCCAAAACATGCCCGATTTAGCTATTGGCTAAGCATGTACAAAGATGCTTTTGCGAACTTAAAATCAAAAGTTTCTAAAACAATTGAGGAACATCCAACTATTAAAATATCCCGTAGATAAAGAGTTTTTCCAAAAAAGTAATATCATTTTTGCGCATAAAAAAAAACAGGAAGTTTAAAATTCATTTTCCCCTCCTGTTAAGATTTACACTAGCCGAAATATAAATAGCATGACTATTATACAATTTTTTTCGAAAAATTTCAAATAATACCTGCAAATGTAACGAAATGTACATAATTTAAAACCTATAAACTTATGAAACGATTAACTAAACAACAAAAAATATTTGTATCTGAATACATCAAAACTCTCGATGGAGAGCGTTCTGCAAAATGCGCCGGTTACAAATCAAAGAATTTAACAACCACCGCAACAGAACTTTTGTCTGATGAAACCATTATAAGAGAAATTAAAACACAACTAAAACAACAAATTTCATCATTAAGAGTAAATAAAGGTTATGTAATACAAAAATTACTCCAAATCGCAGAATTTTCACTTGAAGAGGAAGATATTTTGGATAAAGAAGGTGATTACACCGGCAAAAAGAAACTTCGTGATACATCTGCCGGTTTAAAAGCCCTTGAAAATTTATGCAAATATCTTGGATTTAACTCTAAACAAGAAGACGAAGAATACAAACAAGCCAAAATAATAACAATTTCAAATCTTGACGATGAAAAAATCTAATTATTAATAAGGAGAAAAACGAATGAAAAACAGTGACGCAGAAGCATTACTCTTGAGCAATGCTTCTTTAGAAGATCTTATAAAAATGAAGATTGAAAAAGAATTTATGAACGATTTAAAAAAATCAAAAGAAAAACCTATCCCCAAAACTTACACCAATATAAAAGATTTGCCTAAAGACAAAATATTTTCGAAATATTCTATATACAAATTTTTCAACAGAAAAACGGGATGCGAAACATTTATAAACGGAATTCAAGCAGATGCACTAATAGGATTGCAAACTAATGTCAGATCCAAAATGTTAAAAGGAGAACTCAACGCCTTCACAACAGATGATGCGTACATAAAATTTGAGAAAGCTGAATATTAATGACAAAATTTTCAAACCCTTATGAAAACCCAGCATACGTAAAACAAGCAATACTTTTATACTTAAAATATTCAAAATTCCTTGATGACGACTACGCTGATGCCAAAAACGACAAAGTACAATACTTTTTTGACCTCATAAATAGAACTTATCCATATTTTTGGGTAATTACAGAAGGAGAAAAAGTTAGCGGATTTGTATATCTGGATAACATTATAGGGAATAATAAAAAATACCATAGTGCTGAACTAGTTACCTGCTTTGACAAGAATTATTGGGGAATTTATACAAAAATTTGCGCTTATTGTTTCTTGCGCCTAATTTTTCAAAAATATGGTTTTGAAAAAATCAAAGCCCTTATATATCCTGAAAATTTTCGTGTAAAAAATCTGCTTTTACATTCAGGATTTTCCAAAGAAGCTTTATTGAAAAATGAAACAAAAAGAAACGGGAAACTGCAAGATATTGAGATTTATTCAATATTAAAAGAAAGGTTATAAAACAATGAAAATAGAACAAGAAGATTTAATTCAAAAATTAGATAATCTAAATGAAAAATACTTAATCGGAAATATTACAAAAAAATTTGATAAATACGACGGAGAAAGGAATTCTCAATTAACAGATATAAAACTCGTTAGAGATGCAATTTATAATTCGGAAATTCCACGACTTAACGGGTGGGATAACAATGTTGAATTACCTGATATTTACGAACTCGCTCAAACTTTAAAATCTCATATTAGCGAAAACCTATATTCCCATCCGGATGCAATGTTTGACGTTTCCGGTACAACTCCACAAACACAAAGTTTTGCAAATAGCCAAAAAGCAATGCTTGTTAATACTTTTGAACAAATGAACCTTGAAAATGAAATGGAAAAAATTATTGACGGAATTATTGAAACCGGAGAAAGTACTCTATTTGTCGGCTGGGAAACAAAAATTAAATCGACAAGACGAGCGCAAACTCTTGAAGAACAACTTCTATCTGACGACAAAACAGGTTTTGTACTTGATGAAAAAATTATTTATGACAACGCCAAAATCAAACATATTAAGTCAGAAGATTTTGTTTTCGATAAATTCAATATTGACAACTGGGATAAATGCGCCAAAATATACCGCACATATCTAACAGTTGATGAAATCTTTTCAGACAAAGCTAACAACCAATTAACTAAAGAAAAACTGGAAATTTTGAAAGGAGTGGTGGCAAATAACAAACGACCGAACAACAAAGAAGAAAAGGCTGTAGAAGGAAACAAAGTTGAAATTTTAGAATTTTGGGGTGATATTGAACTCAATGACGGAACTTTACTAAAAAATTGGTTAGTCGTCGTTGCTGCAAGACAAATGATTGTTCGTTTTGAGAGTAATCCGTTCGTAATCAACCCATTTATTCACGCAAACATAATTGAATCTCCGCAAACTTGCAGAGGAATTTCTCCGCTAAGAGTTGCACTGATTTTGAACAATATAGCATCAACAATTTTAAACAAACAAATTGATGCACTAGCTCTTATGATGAACCCTCCATATCTTGCGCCAAAAGGATGTTTCAAAGGGCAACAAGAAGTTAAACCGGGCAAAATTATTGAATATGATGCAGCACTTATGCCGCAATCTCCAACTCCACTGTCTTTTGACAAAGCAATGGTTGGTTGGGATTTCTTAAATTATTTTAAATCAACGATTGAAAGCGCAACAGGAATTTTCAAAAACATGGCTGGAAATATTCAATCAGCACAACGAACCGCAACCGAATTAAACTACTCAGTGAGCGGACAAGAAGCACGCTTAAATATGATTTTGGATTCCATAAACAGAAAAATCATTGTCCCTATGGTTGAAAAAACTGCAGAAATAATTTCATATTTCAAACTTGGCAAAGAATTAATCGGTGTAAATGATAGGGGCAAAACAAGTTTTATTGAAATTGATGATGATATTAGAAATTCCAATTATATTTACCGCTATGGCGATAGAAAAGCAACTTTTGAAAGGAAATTAAGATTAAAAGAGCTATTTGAAGTCGTACAAGCCTTTGCCCAAGTTCCGGAAGTTGAAGAAAAAATTGATTGGCTAGAATGTTTCAAATTCGCACTGGAACAGTATGGGATAGAAAACGCAAATAATTTTTTATTGGAAGAAAAAGCTAATTCAAATCTTTCCGATTAGCAAAATAAAAACATAATGCAGACAGATTTGAAAAAAGATATTTATATATTCTCATACACCAATAATACATAAAAGGAGAAATTATGACAATTGATAAAACAACTAAAATAACCAAAAAGGTATATACATTTCACTAGCTTTTAAATATAATAAAAATATGAAAAAGATTATTATATTAATATTAACATTATTATTAATTCCTTTGAACGCAATAGCGGAAGAACTTCCGCCAAGAGGAATTGGGATTGAAATAACAAAGAAAAACTCTCCAATACATTGGAAATATTGTGAGGACTATGCAAAATTATTAAAACAAGCTTTTAAAACAAAAACTAAAGAAATTCAAACCGAACGGGGTTGGGGAGCTAGTTATGATTTTATAATAACTAAAAATGGAGAAATCCAAGACTTTGAACAAACTATTTATCAAAATGACTATTTTGATAAAATTGTAAAAGACATAATTTTATCAGTAAAACCAATCCCTTTTTATGAAGGAATGAATGAAGATAGCATTTTAGTATCAATTTATCTGGGTTATCAACGCTATAATGAGGTCGATATTTGTATAGGGTACACAATACACTATGAAAGAAATATTTACATGATATCAATAGACCTAAAAAAATAATAATAAAAGATAAAAACATATCACAATAAAACCACTTAAAAAGTGGTTTTATTTTTGTGCAAAGAAAGGAGAAAAATGGAAAGCAAAACGACAGCTAACGATTATAAAATTTTATGTTCAGAAGCAAATAAAATGTTAAAAATGAAAAATGGTTCAATAACATCAAATGGATGGTACAAAATTGATGGCGAGCAAGATCGAAAGAGTAATTTCAAAGGAGTTCTTTTTGAAAAAGATGGTCAATATGCAATTTGTTTTGTTGGAACAGATAGGACTAGCACAAAAGATTGGGGCGCAAACTTTAAAATGGCTACAACTGGAAATAGCAGACAAATTAAAATAGCAAAAAAATTTACACAAGTCATGCAACAAAAACATTGTTTAAATAATGAAAATACAATATCAATAGGGCATTCCGAAGGAGGAACTGAAGCTACAGAAGTAGGAGTAGAAAATGCTTTTAAGACCATAACATTTAACGCTTATGGAATAAGTAAAAAGCACTTATCCCCTTATCAAAATTATGATAATTTAGTTACAAATTATCGAGATCCACATGATCCTGTCTCAAAATTAAAATCAAATATTGGCACAACCTATATAGTACCTAGCACCCAAAATTCAATTATGTCAAAAACGCCATTTGGTTCTATTCAAGCTCATGGCATTAACAACATGGGAGATTGTAATAACGCAATTCCTGTTAAAGAGTACAAAAAATCAAATCCTTTATTCATAGATAAGATATCTGATAAAGATATTTCTAGACAGGACATAAAAGAAATGGATTCTAATTTATTTAGAATATATGAAAAAGAAATTGATAATAGACTTGCAAATAATCAAATAAAATCATCAAAAGAAAGTAACTCAAGTAATTCTTCATCAGGGCAATGGGTTACAATCAACGGGAACCACGTATTACTAAAGAAATAACAGTTTTGAATAAAGGGGGAATTGTTGTATAAATTATTAAAAGCACAACGGGAGTTTTTAGAAATCCCGCATGATTACTCATTAGATGTCGCTGTTTATCAAGGGGGTTACGGTTCGGGCAAAACTTTTGCAGGGTCTTTATTAGGAATTTTATTGGCTTTAAAATTTCCAGGAATAAGAGGTCTTGTTGGAGCGCAAACCTACACCCTTGTACGGGACACTACTTTACAAACATATTTTGAACATCTTGACAATTTTGGATTTACGGAAGGCAAAGACTACGATTGGTCATCATCTCTCCAAAAATTAACTTTTAAAAACGGCTCAGAAATTCTATTCAGGCATTTTGACGAACCAAATAAATTAAAATCTCTAAACTTAGGATTTGTCGAAATTGAGGAAATGTCCGATATTCCTTACGATACATTCAAAATGCTCTTGGGACGTATGCGACAGAAAGTCAAAAAATCTTGGAAAGATTTTACATATAGAATTTTTGGACACACAAATCCCGAAACTTGCAGGGGATGGGTTTATAAAACATTTAAAGAAAACAAATCCCCAAATTATAGGTTAATTAGCGCTCCAACAACCCAAAATATTTATTTACCAAAAGGTTTTTGCGATGAACTAAAAAAGGTTTATGACGAACAATACTACAATATTTTTGTACTTGCACAAAACGGAGAGTACAACAACGGACTTGTCATAAAGGATTTTTCCGACGAAAACATAAAAGAAATAACTTATCAACCAGAAATGGATTTACATATATCTTGCGACTTTAACGTTGATCCAATGTGTTGGGTTTTTGCACATAAAACAGACGATAAGGTCTTTTACTTTGATGAAATCGCAATGGAAAATACGACAACCGCAAAAGCTTGCGACGAATTTTATCGCAGGTACCCAAACCACAAAGGGAAAATCATCGTAAACGGTGACGCATCAGGCGACAACAGAAGTTGTACCAGTGAATACACAAACTACGTAATTATAAACAAAAAACTTTTACAATTCGGCTATGATGTGGAAATTCAGATAAAAGCTTTTAATCCGCCAATAAAAAATAGGATTATGGCATTCAATTCAAAAGTCCGCTCCGCAAATGGAGAAGTCTGTCTTTTTGTTGATAAAAAATGTGAAAAACTTTTATACAACATCTATAATCTCAAATACAAAGAGGGTTCGTCAAAAATAGATATTCCAACATATCAACAAATCAAGCAGTCAAAAGAACTCAAATTCTTATCCCATCCGATGGATGCCGCCTCATATTTAGTTGATTTTTATTGGCCAATAACACTGTAAGGGAGGAGTTTTAATGGATAAATTTATTGAATATTCACCTATTATAATTGTTGTTTTAATGTTTTTTATTCAACAGAAAATTTTTGTCACTCCGGAACAATTAGAAAAAAAACATAGAGAAATTATTGACGAAATTGAAGAAAAATTCGTGACAATGAATAGTTTTATTGATTTAAAAGAACAGTTTTCGGAAATAAAGGATAAAATTGATAAAATTTATGACTTATTGATTGATTTGAAATGAAAAATCTGTATCACGGAGAAATTATTACAAATTCGTAACATTATTCTCTATATATTAAAGTTTGATTGCCAAAATACCGTTAATACGAGTAATAGACATGTAAGTTACTAAGTAAAATCGAAAGGAAAGCGTTAATACAATGGGATTGGCAGCTTCACAAGCAAGATTTCTGGCGATAACAGCAAGAAAGATGAATTGCGAATTTGAATCAATGCAAATTGCGCAACAAAAGCTTTCTGTTACTCGTGACCAGCAAGCCGCAGCTCAAGAATATCAAGATTCTTTGAATGCGACTAAACTTGTATGGGATGCTGACAACAATTGCGACGGGACCGGAGATGTTTACAATTTGTCTTATGGATTAATGATGACACCTTCCGCATTGAATGAGTATGATCCTTATTTAATTACAGATTCTCAGGGTAGAATTGTTTTGACCGAAAGCATGTTTACTGCAGCACAGAATGCGGGTATTATTGATAAAGACGGTAACCCAATTGCGAAAATCACCTCCAAAGATGGAAATACAACAACTCCAAACGGCTTATTTACAGTTGGGACAACAGATGCAACAACAGGAGGTTCTCGTAACGCATTCTTATACCAATTAGGAGTTCAAGGAGTTGCAGATCCTTCTACAATTAAATCAATATACGATCTGGGAGATGCGGGTTATACAAAATCTGGTATTGGTGGAGCTATAATTGACAAAACTTTGACCAACGCCATGACAACTAATACCTTCATCACATATATGCAAAACGCAGTGGATGAAAAAGGAAATTCTATCTATGCCCTTGATGTAATTTCACTTCTTGCAGATGCTGATGGAAATAAAGAAGTAACAGATGATGAATTTAACAAAACTTTCTGTACAACGACATCACCTTCTAATAAAGATGATGGAAAAATCATTATCACAAAATCAGGTAATGCTCTTTCAAGACAAGATATTGAAAAATTAACTCTAGGCGACTTGTTGAGTGGCAAATACGAAATGAGCGGAACAATGGGAGCTGAAGCATTATCATCAATTGCCGAAAAAGTTTTAGCGGGTATGGCTGCTAAATTCGGATTGGGTGAAAGTGCAAATGTTAAAGGTTTGAATGTTGATGCAACTTCTGAAAGTGCATTAAAACAAGCTTACGAATTTTCAAAACTTCAACTTAACGCAAATTATGCAGTAAGTTCAAGCGGCAAAACAACTTATGCAGCTATTTCTAACGCAATTTCCGCTGCTCAAGGTTCTAATACTATTGCCAAATCAAACCAAAATATTTCATCAATAAGTTTAACAAATATGTTGAAATCATTTTTAACTAACTTTGCCATAGCTTTGGAAGGCTATGATGCAGGTTATGGTGTAGATAAGACTTCTACAAAGAAAAGTGATTATGTAACAGATGATTTAACATATTACTTTGTACTTAAAAATGATAACGCAACAACAGAGCAATCTAGTTTAAACGCAGATTTTTATAACATGTTGTATAACCAAATTTGTATGAACGGAGCTTGTACTGACAAAAACATTATGCAAAAAATAAATGACCAAGAATACCTAACCCACGCTTTGAAAAACGGTCAATTATTTGTTTCTACCCTAAATACTGACGGATATTTTTATCAAGGACATTACACCGCAAGCGGTCACATTGCAGAAGTAACTGATGATGATGCTATAGCTCAAGCAGAAGCCGAATATAACGTTAAAAAGACAAAATTAAACTATAAAGAAGAAACTCTTGAACTAAAAATGAAAAATATTGATACAGAATTGTCATCATTAACAACCGAATACGATACTGTTAAAAACCTAATTAGCAAGAATGTTGAAAAAGTATTTACAATGTTCAGCTCGTAGGTTTAAGTTATTAAAATTTCATGTTTAACATATAATTAAATCATGAAAGAATATGATTTTTATATAGTTCCGACACCTATCGGTAATTTAAGCGATATTACTTTGCGAGCAATAGAAACACTAAAAAGTGTTGATATTATTGCTTGCGAGGACATGAGAGTAACTCAAAAGTTATTAAACCACTATGATATAAGGACAAAATGCGTTTCTTATCACAAATTTAATGAAAAAGAACGTGTGAATTACTTCCTTGAACTGTTAAATGAAGGCAAAAAAATTGCACTTGTTTCTGATGCAGGAACTCCTCTTTTTTGCGATCCGGGAGCGGTTATCGTAGAAGAATTGAGAAAACATAATTTTTCTGTAACATCTCTTGCCGGAGCAAATGCAGTTGCAACTTTTTTATCTCAAGTTCCAAGAGAGGGAGAAGATTTCACATTTATCGGATTTTTACCAAAAACAAAAACTCAAATCGAAAATCTTTTAAAAACATACAAATCGACTGATATAGTGTTTTATGATTCTCCAAACAGAATTTTAAACACCTTAGATATTATCAAAGAAATTCGACCAAATTCTAAAGTTGCAATCGGGCGAGAACTTACAAAAGTTTTTGAAGAAATTGTTATTGATAGCGCAGAAAATATTATTGAACATTTTAAAAATAACATTTTAAAAGGCGAAATTGTCGGGCTTATCTTTAGGGAAAATTTTAATTGTAACGATATTGACATTGACGAAAAAATTTCTGTTTTAAAACGTAAAGGCTTTAAAGACAAGGATATATCAGTGATATTGGCAGAATTGTATAAACTAAATAAAAACGATATTTACAAAAGATGTTTATTATAATTTACATCTTCCACTTTTTTTAATTTATGATATAATATCTTTAGGATAGTTAATTGAAGTTTTTAAGGTAGAGATTTTTTGAGAAATAAAAAGTATATATCTTTAATAGCCCTGTTGTTGGTTATGACATGCCCGCTTCAATGTGCTGCACGAGGGAATTTCTGGGGCGGTGCAAACGATACAGATGTGCATGACCTTCAAACACCTACTGCAACACAGACTTCTTTTGACGAAACTCATACAACTTCTGCATCAGTAAGCACAACTGCAAATACTTCAGAAAAAAGAAAAATTAAAAATATTGAATTTGTCGGGAACAACGTTATTGACAAATCTCTAATTTTGCAACAAATGAAACTTCAAGCCGGAGACACATACAACAGAGAACTTGTGCAACGTGATCTTAAAGCTATCTACGAAATGGGATATTTTACAGAAAACATGCGTGCAATTCCTGTAAACAATTCTGACGGTTCTATCACTTTAAAAATTGTTGTAACAGAAAACGCTCCCGTAACAGATTTTACTATTGAAGGAAACACTGTAATTTCTACCGACGAAATTTTATCCTACCTTCTTCCTATGAAAGGGAAACCTCAAAATATTTCAGAACTTAACAATGCAATTGCTAAAATCCAAGATTGCTATAGCTCAAAAGGGTATATTTTAGCAAGAATTGATTCAGTTTCTGACGATCCGGATGGAACTGTAAACATTGATATCAAAGAAGGGACAATCAACAGAATTTTAATTTCCGGTAATGAAAAAACAAAAGATTACGTTATTGAAAGAAATGTTTTGACAGAACCGGGACAAGTTTATAATGAAAACTTGTTAAAAGAAGATTTGGTAAGACTTTATGCAACTCAAGCATTCAAAGACGTAACCAGAGAAATCGAACCTACTGATGATCCTGATAAATACGATATTACTATTAATATTGAAGAACAAAGGACTGCTAGTATTTCAGTAGGCGGTGGTATTGACTCTGTAACCGGAGTGTTTGGTTCTGTTGGAATTGCAGATAACAACTTTATGGGAAGAAACGAAAGAATTTCCCTTAACGGTATTGCCGGTACCGGTGTAATCTTAAACGACTCATCCATTAAACGCCGTATGAATTTGCAAGCTGAGTTGAGTTATTTCAAACCATATTTTTATAACGCCGATACATCTTTGATGAGTAAGATTTTCTATAGAGATTTTGGTTCTTATCAAGTTCCACTTGCTATTGAAAGAAGAATTGGTGCAGAAGCAACTGTTGCTCACAGAATGAAATTCAATAAACACGTAACAGGAACTTTCTCTTTAGGACTTGAAAATATTGACGTATCTGAAGGCGATGCTGGTAAAATTGCAAGTTTGTACTCAAGATACAATATCCCAATTTCGGAACGTGCAAGACAACTTGATGGTGGATTATTCTTATCTTTAAGTCCAGCCCTTTTGTATGACACAAGAGATAGCGCAACAGTTACCAGAAAAGGGACAATGGCAAGTTTGAGATTTGATGAAGAATTTGGCGTTCTTGATTTTGATAAAACTCACGGAAAATTAACCGGTATGGTTAAACAATATGTTCCTATCGGGAAGAAATCATCTTTATCATTCACTGCTAAAGGTGGAGGAAAAATTCACGGAGATAACATGCCGGAAGTTATGG